TCTCGACAGAAGGCATACTGTCTCGACTGTGTTTTGTTTGAGCAACCGAATTGTATCGCCTTCAGAACCTTCATAAAACACCGGAAATCCTAAATGCAGCTGCTTTAAGATGCGTCCGTCTTCCTGTCTTTCAGGGTACAACTCGATCTCGTCAATGAAATCTCTCATGAACCTCTTCTTTTCGAGATCGGTCATCTTAAAGTACATTCTATCAAAACTCAGGAGAACTTTATAGAGCTCATCTGCAGTAATTTTCTCTCCGTAGGCTCCGCTGATCTTCTCTTCGATTTCAGCTATTGTGTCCTCCAGCTCTGATATCCGGTCGTACAGGATATCCAGTCTGTCGTGCATATCCTGATACTTTCTGTCATAGTGCTTGTCGTTTACATCCAGCCTGTCCAGCATTTCCGCCAGCTTCTTCTTTGCTCCCACAACCTGACGAAGCTGTTCCCTGACCTGATCCCTCTCAGCTTCCAGTGATGAGACATCCACCTTCTCGTCCATCTTCATCACCATGTAATCCTTAAACTGCGGATCCGCCACCATATCCAGGATGATCTGCTCTACTTGACTGTTAAGCTCCACCTGACTCAGAACCAGTCGAAAATCACAGAAATGCGTTTCGTCTATCTTTGTACGGTGCAGGCACTTATAATACCAATCATCCTTGTACTCGCCGGACTTCTTGTTCTTACGCCGTCTGACGGTTCCCACAAGACTCCGGCCGCAAATCGGACATTTGATGATACCCGTCAGAATGTGCTCATGATCCATGCTGTGCGTCTTATTCCATTTGACGCCGGTATCTTTTCGCCTGAGCCTTGTCGCCTCCCAGAGATCCCGGTCTATGATCGCCTCGTGCATCCCGTCCACGACCATATAATCATCAGCCATGACCCGCTTATATTCATCCCTGCTGCCTTTGACCTTTTCGGTCTTATGCCTGCCGTAAACGATCTTTCCGGTATAAACGGGATTATCAAGGATCTTCATGATAAAGCTTCTGGCGAAATAATTCAGTTCCTTCTTCTTTACCTTCTTTTTCGTATATCCGTGCTGATTCAGATAATCACAGATCCGGTCAGCTCCAAGCCCTTCATGTGCAAACTTTGTAAAGATGATCTTTACGATCTCCGCCTCTTCCGGATTGACGATCAGCGTGCTGTTCTTGGAATCCAGCGTGTACCCGAATGGAGCCTGTCCGCCGTTCCACTTGCCCTCTCTGGCTTTCTGGCGGCGTCCTTCCATCGTCTGTACCAGAATGTTTTCTCTTTCTATTTCGGCAACAGCGGACAGAACCGTAATAGTCAGCTTACCGGAATCCTTGGAAGAATCAATCCCGTCTTCCACGCAGATCAGGTTTACACCGAAATCCTGTATGTACTGAAGGGAATTGAGGACATCCGCCGCATTTCGTCCGAATCTCGAAAGCTTGAATACCAAGATGAAATCCACTCCGTCACGATCCTCAGCCACATCATTCAGCATCTGTGAAAACTCCGGTCTGCCGGTAATGTTCTTTCCAGATTTTCCTGCGTCGCAGTATTCCCTGACGATCTCTATATCCTGAAAATCCGCGAACTTCGTCAGCCTCTCCCTTTGGGCTTCAAGGCTGTAGCCCTCCACCTGCATTGATGTGGATACCCTTATGTAGATATAACACTTCAGTTTTTTCTTCTTCATACTGCCGCCTCCATATACTCTGTGTCTTCTGTCAGCATCCGGAACGCCTTCAGCGCGTCCATGATAGCCAGTTCCTTTTCAACCGGGCATACCGGCACACGATTTTTGTTCTGCTCCGGCTTGTTATAAGCAATCCCGATATCTATGCCGTATTTCCGCTTTATCTGAGCGATGTATAATGATGAGACCTTCATCCCCGTATGCTCCAGTACATAAGCCCTGATCTCTGCGTAGGTCGCCTTGGCTTCCGCCACCGTCACCTGTACTTCGCTGCAATCCAGCACAAAGGCGATTTCATCATCAGGTTCACCCTCTGCTCCTATCCAGGTCTCGATCGTATCCGTTTCACCGTACCGGACAGGGAATCGGAAATGAATGCTCTTCAGCACCCTTCCGTCTTCCTGCTCTTCCGGATAAACCTCTATCCGTTCAATAAACTGACGGTACAGTTCCCTTTGTTCCTCGGAAGTCAGCTTTTCATAGAACTTTCCGAAATTCTTCAGGATCTTCTTTATCCCTTCAATAGAGCTGACACCCTGCCTGGCTTCGCTGCACTTCTTCTTTATCTTCTTAAGCGAAAGCTCCAGGGATTCTATCCTGTCATAGATATCATCCATCTCCGCTTGGATCCGCTCATATTCCGTATCGTAGTCATCAGACAGAACATCCAGATTATCAAGCTCCGCTCCGACACGGTTCTTCTCATGTTCCTGATGATACAGATCCTTGCGGATTTCCTTCATCCGCTTCTCATAAGCCTCTACAGACTCATCACCGCCCGCTGCCATAGCCATTGCTTTTTCAAATGCCGGATGAGCCGCCAGATTACTGACGATCTCAAATACCGCGGAATCTATCTTCGTCTGGTTATAAGTATGTTTGAACTCGCAGGTTCTTCCGGCTGATTTCCTGTAGTATCGGCAGGAATAATAATGAATAGTCTTATAATGACCGCCTCGGTTCTTATTGACGTGCTTGTTCTTCGTTGCGATAAGACCACTCCCGCAGGCCGGACATTTGATCAGACCGGACAGTAGGCTCACGCGATCAGGTTCATCCACCTTTTCCTGTCTTCCGGATGAAGCCTCACGTTTTTCCCGTGCCTGCTGCCACAGAGCCTCATCTATGATTGCTTCATGAATCCCGTCAACCTCGACCGCGTCTTTCGGATTCTTCCTCACACCCTTCAGATTCGTCCTGCGGAAGTAATTGATCTTTCCGTGATAGGTAGGATTATCCAGGACATTCACGATAAAGTCATAGGTGAACGGCTTTACTTCGCCCTTGCTGATTCGGCTGTATCCGTTGTTATTCAGCCAAATTGCAACTCCGTTTAGTGTTCCATCATCCTGTATATACCTGTCAAAAATCAGCTTCACGATCTCCGCCTCTTCCGGTTCTACTACCAGTTCCTTATTCACACTGCGGTATCCATAGGGAGCAGGTCCTCCCGGCCATCCGCCGTTAAGGATCTTCTGCATCTTACCGGCCATGAACTGAACATTGATGTTCTCACGCTCAATCTCCGCCACAGCAGACAAAATTGTCAGCGTCAGCTTCCCGCCCGGTGTAGAACTGTCAATGGCATCTTCCACGCAGATCAGATCCACCTCATAATCTTCCAGCAACTGCAGAGATTTCAGTATGTCCGCCGCATTCCGTCCAAACCTGGACAGCTTGAATACCAGCACAAAAGAGATATTGTCCTTCTCGCTGGATATATCATCAAGCATCTGCAGGAATGCCGGTCTTCCGACTATGCTCTTTCCGGATTTTCCCGCATCGCAGTATTCTCCGGCTATTTCAAGGTTCTTATAATCCGCATACTCGCGGAGGCGTTCCTGTTGTGCCTCCAGGCTGTACCCTTCCGTCTGAGCTGCCGTAGAGACTCGCGTGTAGATATAGCATTTCTTTTTTCTCACCGTATCCCTCCCTTCGGTTGCTCATCGTCACACAGTACCTCGGAACTTCATTATGTCGGGCTTTGACAGGTTTGTCAGCGCCCCTTCTGAAGTTTTTCACCACCCAAAAATCGCCGGATCACAGATCTGTGTCCGACGATTCCTGTTCCTGCTTCTCCGCTGCCGCATGCTCCTCAGCCTCTATCTCTTCCAGAACCTCTTTCCCGTATTTTTCGATCATTTCCACCAGAAAATTCGCGCAGCGTTCCATATTGGCCTTTGCCTTCGGACTCAGCTCTGCTGGCTTGACTCCGTCCTTATATTCCAGGATAAACATCGTCCAGAACCTCCTTCATCTCTTTGGAAGGCATAAGTTCCCAAAACGACCCGATTCCGATTTTTGAGCAAAAAAAATAACGGCCGGCAGAGAAATCAATCTCCA